GGCGGAAATCGTCGGCCTCGAAACGCTGGTGGCTGAAGACAACGCTCTGCTTGGCAACCTCGCCTACATCGCTCCGGCTGGCCTCTATGGCACGTTGAAGACGACTGCGAAGGCTACCAATCAGGCGATCTTCGCTGTCGATCCCGATGGCACGATGAACGGCTATCGCACCATTGTGTCGAATCAGGCGACTGCCGGTTATCTCCTGTTTGGTAACTTCAGCGACTGCTTGATCGGTATGTGGGGCGGCCTCGACCTGACGGTCGATCCGTACACGGCCTCGACGACTGGTACTGTCCGCGTTGTCGCTCTCCAGAGCGTCGATGTGGCTGTCCGTCACGCTGTTTCGTTCGCACTCGGCACACCGGCTGCGTAACGACTAGGGGGCGGGGGTGGCTTCGGAAGTCAGTCACCCCCAATCCTTTGGAGAGATTATGAACTATCGCATCATCAAATCGACAGTAGCAGGTGGCTCAATCCGTCAAGTTGGCGAGATTGTGGCACTGAGCGCGTCTGAGGGTAAAGACTTGATGGCCTACGGTAAGGCTGTCCCCCATGACGAAGCTGTGATCGAAAATCGCGTTGAGCCTGTAGAGTTCCGCGAACCCAAGCCGCGTGGTCGTGGCAGAAAGGCAGACGATGGGCGTTGAGTCGGACGACGACCTCTCCATCTTCTTTGAACTCGATGATTTCGGGACTGCTGGCGTTTACACCAAAACGAACAAGCGTCCGGTTACTGTTTCTGGCATCTTCGACAATCCTCATGCAAGCGTGACCGCTACTGACATGATGGATGTCACTATCCCCAAGCCGACCTTTGTGTGCCGCACGGCTGATATGCCTTATGCCGCTGAAGGGGATACCATCAAGATTCGCAATGTTACCTACACGATCCGCGTTGTGGCTACGGACGGCCTTGGCGTGACGACCCTAATTCTGGAGAAGAATTGATGTCTCACGTTCGTCAGCAAATTCGTGACCGCATTGCCACCTTGGTCACGGGCCTCCCTTCAACTGGCAACAACGTCTACAAGATGCGCCGCTATGCGCTGGACGACTCCAAGCTGCCCGCAATTCTTGTCTACACGATGGATGAGTCATCGTCGCTCATCACAATCGGGAACCGCACGGTGCAGCGGATCATCAATGTGTCGGTTGAGATACTTTGCACGGGAACTAGTACAACAATTCAAGATACCATCGATGGCCTATGCGTAAATGTCGAAGAGGCTATCGGCAATGACTACCAATTGAACGGACTCGCTAAATCCTGTATATTGACCAGTACGGAGATTGATATTGTCACCGATGGTGAGAAGCCAATCTCCTCGGCACGGCTTGTGTTCGCTTGTGAGTACATCACGGCGATCAATGATGTGGAGACTGCACGATGAAGATGGTAACAGTTCATCATAAGGACGCTCAAGAGCCTATCCGGGTTCCTGAGTGCGATTTGCAGTCTTTTGCTGAAAAGGGCTGGCATCCCACTGAACAGGTTTCAAAGCCTGTTGAAACGCCGGTGGAAGAGCCGGTTGAGTCCGTTGAATCTGAGGAGGTTGAATAATGGCTACGCATACTGGCAGTGAAGGTACTGTAAAAGTTGGCGCTAACACCGTCGCTGAAATCCGTTCGTTTTCTATCGCAACTACGGCTGACACCGCTGAAGACACCACAATGGGTGACTCTTGGCGCACGTTTAAGACCACGTTGAAGGGCTGGTCTGGTTCGCTGGATTGCTTCTGGGATGAGACTGACACCACAGGTCAGGGTGCGATGACTGAAGGCACTGAAGTGACCCTCAACGTCTATCCCGAAGGTGCGACCACTGGTGACAAGTATTACACCGGCACGGCAATCATCACCGGCATCACCATTAACTCTTCGTTCGATGGTTTGGTGGAAGCCAGCTTCTCGTTCCAAGGTAATGGTTCGCTGACTCTCAGCACTGCATCGTAATTTAGATTAGAAAGGGGTTTCTATGTCTCTCATTGACCTGATTAGGAAGAAGCAACACGCCACTCGAAAGACCCTTGAGGTCCCAGAATGGTCAGGAGAGGACGAAGCCCCTTTCATTCTCTACTTTGGTAAGTTTTTGGCTCACGATCTGGATAGGCTCCAGCGCAAGCATCCGAACTTCATCAATAACGTCACCATCGCAGGGATGGTCGATATGATTATTATGAAGGCACAGGATCGGGATGGTAACACGCTCTTCACTCTTGAAGACAAGCCCACCCTGATGCGCGAACCCGTCGAAGTCATCAGCAGAATTGCTGGCGAGATGATGACGGCGAATAGCTTTGAGGATCATGAAAAAAACTAAAGTCCGATCCGTTTAGGTACAATATTGTAGCCTTGGCGGATCGGCTTGGAAGGACCATAGAAGAGATAGAGCTAATCTCAATCGATGAGTATAATGAGTGGCTTGCATATTTTAAAATAAGTCAGGAGCGCAGCAAGCATGGCAAATGAGCAAATTAGATTTGAGTTCACTGCCATTAACAAAACGGCTGCTGCGTTCAACTCAATCAAAACTGGCCTTTCTGGCATGGCATCACAGGCGGCATCCGTTAAGGGCGCAATGACCGCTCTGGTTGCCACAGTTACATCTGGTGCATTTCTACAGATGGGCCGTCAGGCTCTTGATGCGGCAGGTAGCCTCGGTGAACTTGCAGCACAGACTGGCGCATCTGCAAAGGCGCTCCAAGCCTACAAATTCATCGCGCTAGAAAATGGCGTTAGCAATGAGCAGATGCAGAAGGGCTTTGCCCAGTTAACCAAGCGACTTGGTGAAGCGAAGCTCGGCTCTGACAAGATGATTGAAGCCTTTAGTGCTGTAGGCATTTCAGGCGCTCAACTTGCCACCATGACGACAGATCAGGCGATGCTCAAAATCGCTGATGCCATGTCGCGCATTCAAGACCCTGCCAAACGTGCGGCACTCGAAATACAATTGTTTGGTAGGGCTGGTCAGGCGCTTGATCCGATCCTGACGCAAGGCTCGGCTGCGATTGAAGAGCAGACACGCAAGCTGCAAGAGATGGGCGTAATCATGGATGATGCCATGATTGCCAAGGCAGATGATGCGGCTGACAAAATGGCGATGCTTGAGGAGGTCTTGAAGACCAAATTAACGATTGCTGTGGCAGATAACGCTCAAGCATTTGTTACAATGGCAAATGCTATCTCAGGCGCGATGAGCATCATTGCTCCATTCATCAATGTTGCTGGGCAGCTTGTTGGCAAGTTCGATCAGATGTTGGATCGGATGAGTAAGATTTCTGGTCAGAAGTCATTTGCACAACGTCTTGGCGAAGGCATCAAGTTGGCTGGAGCCTACGCTACATCAGTATATACTGGCGGTGATTTTAACCAGATTGCCGACATGGCGACGCTTACACCTGAACAGCGTAGGGATAAGTTTTTTAAAAATCTCCCAATGTTCCCAACGGAACTTACCAAGCCAAAGGCTATGCCATCTCTTGATGTTGGACAAATCTTGGCTGGCAAGAAGGGCGGCGGTGGCGCGGCTAAGACTCCTAAAAAGACGGACATCCTTACCCCTGAGAACTACTCTTCTTGGGATGCTTTCCGTCAGGCAGTGCGTCAGCAATTGGAGGCTGATCTCCCGGTAATGCGGGCTAATGAAGATAAGCCACTTATTGAGGTGCTGCCTAACTCAGATCAAATCATGGAAAGCCTCAAGGGCATTCAAGCACCAATGAGAACGATAACCAATGAAGCATCTGACCTTGCGGATTCTATCGGTGCTTCATTCGGCAATGCGTTCCAAGGTCTTGTGACTGGAACGATGAGCTTCAAGAATGCCTTCCGCAGCATGACCAATTCAATCATCAGTGAATTGATGCGTATCTATGTGACTGAGCGGTTGGTTAAATCAATTGGTGGCTTCTTTAAGGGCCTATTCGCAACATCTCTTCCGGGTAAGGCTATCGGTGGCGCTGTTCAGGCGGGTACACCTTACATGGTTGGTGAACGCGGCCCTGAAATGTTTGTACCGTCTCGCAGCGGCTCCATCATTCCTAATAATGAATTGAGCGGCGGAATGGTTATCAATGTCGATGCGCGTGGTTCTTCTGATCCTGCTGCTGTTCGTCAGCAAGTTGAGATGGGCATCATGCAAGCTGCTCCGTACATCATCGCTGCCGCTCAGAACCGTACACTCAAGACTGCTGGTCGCACTCGTCTACCGGGAACAATTGGCTAATGACTACGATTACCTTCCCCAGCAATCCTAAGCCGCAATCAATGTCGTGGCGGCTTGTCCAACCTGCCCAGCAGAACATCTCTGCATGGACGGGTGCGCGGCAAGTTCTGGCCTCTGGTCGCGGCTGGTGGGAATGCAGCATGACGCTGCCACCGATAGTCGGAGAAACGTCAGTTAACGCTTGGCGGGCCTTCTTTGGCCTTGCTCGTGGGGCTGCTAACGATTTCCAAGTGCCTGTGAACGAGATTGCTCAGTCAGCATCCACTGCTACACCACTTGTTAATGGCGCTGGTCAGACTGGTCGCTCCATCAATACGGATGGCTGGCCGAACTCGACAACGGTGCTGTCGGCTGGTCAGTTCGTCACGATTGGCAATCAGCTTCTCCAACTTACGGCTGATGTGACATCGAACGGCTCCGGTCAGGCGACGATCTCATTTGAACCGGCGATCCGGGTATCACCGGCTGATAACGCTGCCATCGAATACAAGAACCCTTATGCGCTGATGTATTTCGTGGAAGACCCCGGCTACTCAGTAGAACCCGGCTTGGTCTACTCGCTGTCACTCAACCTGCGTGAGTCGTTCTAATGACCAACTTGCTACAAGTCGTTCAGGACGCGATTGAAGCCCCTGTCGTTCATGCGCGGTGGGTTTGTTACCTAGATGTGGTTGATGACCCTGTACGGGCTACTACGGGCCTCTACGACAAGACATTTTCTGGTACTGATGATCCTGATTTGGATGGCGAGACATATGTACCATATCCGTCAGACCTGATTGCCGTATCTGAGGTGCAGCATGATGAAGCTGGCTCTAATCAGGTGTCAGTCACAATGTCCGGCCTAATCGTCAACAATGCCGACTTCCTAAACACGATTGGTGACCGCGCCAACTGGCAGGGTCGGACGGCGCGCCTCTGGTGGTATGTTGTCGATGAGAACGAGAACCAGATCGGTCAGGTCTATAGCTATTACACTGGCTACATGAACGATGTTACAATCAATGGTTCGCCTGACTCACAGTCAATCACGCTGACGATTGAGCATTATCTGGTCACGCTGTCTGTGACGACGAACAAGACCTACGCGATGCAGAAGGAATATGACTCAGGTGATGAGTCAGCATCTCGCGCCATATCCGCTGCAAACGGCGCTAACAAGTCTGGGGTCAGCACTGCGACAGATGCGTCATTGGCTGCGATTAGCTGGGGTAATGCGAGAATGTCTGAAGTCGGACCAATTCGAGAGAATTGATGGCTGAGAGAGTATCCAATTGGGAGCAAGCCCTATCAGACTATCTAGCCAGTAAGCGCAATGAAGCGTTTGCATACGGATCGTTTGACTGCGCGCATTTCGTAGCTGGCGCGGTAGAGGCGATGACCGGCGAGAATCCGATGGAAGGCATCAGGGAGTATAATAGCGAAATTGCCTCCCTCCGTGTTCTCAAGGAACTTGGTTTTGATGATCTTGAGCAATTCATGGATTCCAAGTTCACATCGATCCTAGTCGGATTTGCGCAGACTGGAGACATCGCTCTTCATGATGGAAGCCTTGGTATTGTCATTGGGTCAAAGGCTGTTTTCGCCACTGAAATAGGCTATACCTTCGTTGACCGTTCAGAATGGGTGAATGCGTGGGAGGTAGGCCGTGGGTAAGGTTCTTAAAGGTTTAGCTATCGCTGCGGCTTTTGTGGCTGTTGGTGTTGCTACTGGTGGTATCGGCTTTCTCCCAGCAATGACCCTTCCGGCCACAGGCGCGGTTGTTGGTGGCGGTCTTGTTATTTCAGGTACTATCGGAGCGGCCTTAGCTGCCATGGCAGTTAGTTCAGTTCTGTCGGGTATTTCTGCGCAGCTATTCGGCCCGAAAATGCCAAAGGCGCAAGCTAGTCGCCTTAATCCTACGCTAGACCCACAGGCTCATCGCAAGTTCGTACTTGGCGAGACGGCGATGAATACAGACATCCGCTATTTTGAGCCTTCTGGCACAGATCAGGAATACTTCGATTTCATCATCGCCACATCTGCGCATGAGGTCGAGAGCATCGATGCCATCTGGTTTGATGACCGTGAGGCTTGGCGCAATGGATATGGTGTTATCAATCCTTATGTAGGCTACCTGACTGTTACGCCGATTACCGAAGGCACGGCTGCTAATTATATCACTATCAACACAGGTGACCCGTGGGGTTCGTCCTGCCGCCTAACTGGCTGCTCTTACGTTCATGTCCGCATCAAGCGCACAGGATCGACTAGTGCAGTTGAAAGTCCGCTCGTTAATGGCTTACCCAGCCGTGTGACGATTAAGGGCAAGGGTGCGAAGCTCTACGATCCGCGTTTGGATACGACAGTTACTGGTGGTTCTGGCGCTGAACGTGCCGACGATCAGGATACATGGGGTAGCGGCGCTTCCACGAACCGCGACAATCCGGCTCTCCAGCTTCTCTGGTTCCTTCTTGGTTGGAGGATACCTGATAGTGATGGTAAATTGTCTGTAGGTTGCGGTGTTCCTCCTGCGCGCATTGATCTGCCATCATTCATTACTGCCGCGAATATCTGTGATGAAGCTATCACGCTTGCTGCTGGTGGCACTCAGCCGCGTTATCGCACTGCTGGTGTTGGCTCTGATGCAGACAATCGAATGGAGATTATCCAGATTCTCCTGACGGCGATGAATGCGACCCTGCGTGACTCAAATGGCAAGCTGTCGATCACGGTCATGAAGAATGATCTGGCGACTCCTGTTCTTGAGTTTGACGACAATGACATCCTTGGCGAATTCTCATGGAATCAGACACGCGGTCTGGATGAGATGATGAATGCGGTTCACGGTAAGTATACCGACCCGTCAAATGACTCGCTGTTTCAGGCTGTGGAATATCCAACGATTTCAATAGCTTCCATCGATGGCATTGAGCGTATGCAGACGCTTGACCTGCCTTGGGTGCAAGAAGGTCGTCGCGCACAACGCATTGCCAAGCAGGTGCTACAACGTGCGCAGTATAAGGGCATCTTCTCGGCCACGTTCACCATGAAGGCGCTTGGCTGCGAAGTAGGTGATGTGGTCACTATCTCATTCGAGCCGCTGGGTTGGTCTGAAAAGCCGTTCCGCGTACTCACGCAGGGTATCAGCAACACCGGCCAAGTGCCGATGACGCTTATAGAAGAGAATGCGGCGATCTACGCATGGGATGCAGAAGAAGAGGCTGTTGTCACACCGACTGCGCCTACGGTCTACGATCCGCTGAATAGCCCGTATATTCTAGCTATCTCGGATGCTGAAGCTGCTGCTGACGGCAAGATTGTCAGCTTCTACCAGTCATCTGCTCCGACTGCGACTGGCGTTGGCGATATCTGGATCGATTCAGACGATAACGTCATGTATCGCTGGAACGGCTCTTCATGGATACAAGCCAAGCCTACTGAAATTACGACGGCTATCAATGCAGCATCTGATGCTCAAGCAACGGCTGACGGTAAGGTTAACACCTACTTCCAAGACTCTGCACCAACGCCTGAAGCAATTGGTGATCTCTGGTTTGAGACAGATGCTAATAACGCTGTATGGCGCTGGAACGGCTCCGTATGGGTATTGGCAGCAGACACTCGCGTTACGGCTGCAATTAATACTGATGGAACCATTTCAACGAATAAGGTGCAAACTGGTTCTATCGTAATTAATGGTGTTACGAATACCTCGGTTGCTCAATCTGCTGGCTCTGCTGGTAGTGCTAGTGCAGAAATCCTTCTGCAAAGCCTTACAGTCACCACAACAGGCGCTCCATTAGTTATCACATTCTCTGTATTCGGATATGCTCAAGCAAGCGCATCTGGGATATATGGCTGCACATTTCGTATTGCGCGAGATACCACCGGCATTCGCGGGAATATGTTCTATCAGGGAACAGCTCAAGCATCAGGTGATCGCTTACCTATCATGTTCACTTGCCCAATTGTCGATCAACCCGGCGCAGGTACATATACATATTATATCTATGGAACGCCGAGCAATGGCGGCATTAACTTTGCGACACATCGCGTAATTGAAATTAAGGAATTAAAGCGATGATTGAGATTATCGTTTATTCAACCATCGATGGCATGATTTTCAAATCTGTTACCTGCAAAGAAGAAGATGCATCTTTGCAGTGTGGTCCAGATCAGGCATGGATGGAGCATAAGCCAGTTGATGACTCACTCTACAAAGTGGACCTCAATACGCTGGATATAATCCCCATCGAATGATATACGAATACTAGAGGTGAGCCATGATCCAGCCGGGAACTTATGACATTACAATTCAACAGGGCGCGACCTTTAACCAGTCGTTCCAGTTTAAGAATGCTAATGACACTCCGTTTAATCTAACGGGTTATGCTCTCACGGCTGAAGTCTGGGAAGAAGGCAAGCGTTCCAAATACGCTGATTTTACCGTCTCTTGGATCGACCAAGCGGAAGGTGAGTTCCAGATTTCTCTCACAGCTACTCAGACACACACCATCCCTCAAACGGGATATTACGATATTCTGGTCACTAATCCTGATGGTTCGTCGGATTACTGGCTGCGCGGTCAGGCCATTTTGGAGACGGGATACACCGAATGACAAACGTAGTCGTCACTGAAAACACCGTCACAAATGTCGTTGAGGTTCAGATCGGCGGCTCTGTTGGCCCTGCCGGTCCTACCGGGCCTACAGGTAGTGCTGGGCCTACGGGAAGCATTGGCCCCACGGGAAGCACTGGGCCTACT